CCCAACGGCCCCCGAGTAGGGCGGCGACGAGGCCGTATGTCCCCTGCTTATAAACGCCACCCCTGCCCCCGGTCACGGCCTCCCAAGCAAAGCCGCTGCCATCCTGGCGATAGGAGAATTCGCGCGACCACACATAGAGGTTTCCCGTCGCGAGCATGATCCCCCACTTGGAGGTATAATCCGCCCGCAGGATCGTGCTCACCGGATCAGTCCCGCCCGCCTGAGCTTCCTTGACGCCGAACGCCGCCGCAGCAAATTCCTCATAGCTCAGCAATTCCTTGCCGTGCGAGGTCATCACTTCGGCAGCCTCCCACCAATTCAGCGATGAATATGAGGTCGTGCCATTACCGCCGAACATGGCTGGAACCTTCGGCGGCGAACTGCCATCCGCGATGGTCACATTATACTTGCTGGTGCCATCGCTGTGGTGGTTGACGCCGCACAGATAGATATCGACCCAAAACTTTCCGGCGACCAGCGCCATGCCGCGAGGATCAGGACAGGCAGGCCGGAACTTCAAATCCCAAATCGAAAACTCATTGACCTGGGCAATGGCATTCCCACCCGTGTTGAGAGCCGTTGCATTACCGCCCGGCGCGTAGTGGAAGCCGCCGAGCTTGCGCGATCCGGGCAGCGGCGGCGACACATGATCGTTCGTCGCCTCAAGCGAACCGTCCGGCTTGATCCAGATTGCATAGTCGGTTCCGGCCACGAGCGCGGGCATGGAAACGGCGGTCGCGCCCGTGAACTTGAAGATCCTGCCATCGGCCTCGACAAGCGTTCCGGCCTTGATGCTGACAGTGCCATTCCCGGTTTTCGTGAACGCCGCCGCATACGGATCAGCCTTCACGAAAAGGCCGATTTCGCTCAGGCCGATATCCGCCCGGAGCACGTCAGCCGTGATGTGCTCGCGGCCCGTCTCGTCAGCCTTCACACGCAGGAATTTGCCCGCATCGCCCGGAACGATCGACGGCAGGTTGACGCCAGCCGCCGCCGCCTCAGCCGCATTCTTCGCGGCGATCGCGTCCTGGGCATTCTGGTGCGCGGACTGCACATCGGCAATATTCGCCGCGACGGTCACCACGTCGCCGTCGATCGCGGCCACCGCCGCCGTTTCAGCCGAGATACCGGCAACGGTCTGGACTTGGGCCGACACCCCCGCCACGGTTGAGACATCACCATCGATCGCGGCAACGGCAGTAATATTCGCGGCGATCCCCGCGACCGTGGTGACGTTCCCCGCAATTCCAACGACCGCCGCAACCTCAGCCTCAATGCCAGCCACCGTGGTCACATTGGCTGCGATGTTCGCCACGTCCGTCACGTCGCTATTGATTGCAGCGACCAGCGTGACCGGAACGCGGATCGCATACACCCCGGCGATTTCGTCGGGGATCGTGGACAGAACGGAAACTTCCATCGAGATATCGGCCACGGTCGAAACGTCAGCGGCGATCGCGGCCACGGTCGAGACATCGCCAGCGATGCCCGCGACTGTGGTGACATCAGCATGGATACCGGCGACCGTCACCACTTGGCCCGAAATGCCCGCAACGGTATCGACAGCATCAGCGCTGTCCGACAGCCGAATGATGTTGGCGATCAACTCGTCCAGTTCAGACGCATCCGCCGACACGGGGATTTTCACCGATCGGTCGATTTCCTCGCGCAACTGCTGGTCGCGCATCGTCGCCAGATCAAGCGCCGCCTCGATCGTTTCGGCATAGTAAGCGCCCTGATTTTCAAGGTCGGTTTCTTGGGTGAATGGCGCAGAGCGGATCAACGTGATTTTGGTGCCATTGGCGGGCGAGGCGTCAAAAACAACCTGGCCCCCGCCGACATTGCCAATGCCAGTGACAGAATAATCGCCGGGATCGACCACCGCATCAACGCCGCCCGTGGTCAGCACAACCTTGATGTGAGAGCTATCGATAATCCGAAAGCCGTAGTCGAAAGCATTAGTCACGCCGTTCCCGCTGTAGGGACCGGATTTGTTGGTAGTGCTGGGAACGGTCATTATATCCTCGCGTGAATTTGACGGACCTTAATGGTCGATGGTTATCCCCTTGTCCGGCTGGCTTATTTCCCCATCCTGCCGAGCACGTATTCAACCGGCGACACGTCATCCCCTTCGGCTTGCCGCCAACCAGCATCGACAGCCCGGTTGATTTGCGTCGAAGGAATGCCCGTCACCAGGCCGGTGGCGTTGATCACCGACTTGACGAAGGCGCGATCAATCTCGCCCTGAGCGCCCTGAATGAAGGGCTTGGACAGTTCCTCAGTGATTGCCCCGTAGGAGCCGCCGCCCGCGAACCCGCTCATCGAACTGGAAATGTCACGGACGAACGGGATGGTCGAAAGCACTGAGAAGGCGGTTTCGCGAGCCAGGAACATCGCCCAGCCATCATCGTCATCATCATCATCGTCGGGCAGGCGGCCCTTGATCGCCGCGTACAGCACGGCTTCCACCGTGAACAGGAACGCCATGTCCACCGTCCAGGACAGCGCCTCTTGCGCCGATTTCAGCGAAACGCCTTCCTGGCTGATCGTGCGCCCCGCCTTGGCCGACCGCTCATAGGCGACGTTGAATTTTGCGAACATGTAGGAGCCAAGCGCAGTGAACAGACGGATCACATCGTTCTGGCGCGTGGTGCGGCTGACCGATCCGCGCTCGACCGCCGAGCGATCGGAGAACAGACCGGACGCCTGGGAGCGCTTCACAATGGCGTCGGCGTGCGCGATGGCCTTCGCCTCGCTATTGCCGAACCGGCGCAAGCCCTGATTGTAGGCGGCGAGCCAGGTCGGAGCATCGACCGCGTAATACTGCACCTTGGTCATCAGCCAGAAGGAAAGCGGACCGATGACGTTCTGTTTGATTTCCGTCCAGCGCGAGGCAGTCGGGCCGATCTTCGGATCATTATAGAAGTCGTACACGTCCTTGTTGAACGTGGTCTGCCGATCCGCCATAAACTGCGATTTCGCCGTGATATCATCGAGAGCGCCGGGCCGGGTCATCGCCGTCACGCCCTTGAGGAAATCCTTTTTACCGACCACCACCATCGACTGAGCCACGCCGGTCAACTGGACGGCGACGGTCGAGAGGTTGAACGCCAGCTTGGCGGCGGTGAAGTTCGATTTGAACCGGCGAGCCGCCTGCCCCACCCAATCGGCGGAACGCAACTCACCTTCGGCAACGTCCTTCAACCAAGTTTCGAGCGCGTCGAAATCGGCCTGCTTTCCCGACTGAATAAAAGCATCGCGGACCCGGCCATCCTGGAGGATGCGCCAGGAATTGGCCACGTCCTCGCTCAACTCCAGGTCATAGATGACCTGGTTGACGTGCTTGTGCATGACGGCAATGTCGAGTTCGACAGCCCGGCCCGAGGCCGATGCGCGCTCCTTCAGATGCCCGTTCCGCGTCTGAGCCTTCCCGAACCGCCCCGCCTGGAGCGAGGCGGCGATATCCTGAGCCTGATCGTCCCGCGACAGCGCGGTCAGGCGGGGATCATATCGAAGCGGATAATAGCCGCCCTTGAGCGTCAGGCCCGCGATTTCGACCGGCCTGCCCTCAACCCACTTCGGCGCAACACCCGTTGCCCGCTTTTCCCGCGCCTCGATATCAGGGCGGAAACTTTCGAGGAAATCCCACACCGATTGCACGAACCGAGCATCGCGCTCATCGAGCGTGGAGAGTACCGCGCGCACCTGAGCCTCAGTGAACGAGCCATTGACGTTCTTGGCGACGAGCCGCTGAAAGTTCCCCTCATTGCCGGTGTTAAGGGCAACCGCGATCCGTTCCCACTTCGACAGGGAATAGCCGAGCGCGGGCACATGCTCACGCACGGCCATGCGGCGGCGCTCATCGGAGGAATAGACCTCATAGAGCTTTTCGATCGATACAGCGGCGTTGCGGCGGCGAACCTGGAGCCGGTTCATTGCCTCATCGATCGGCCCCTTGATATTCCGATAGGCCGCGCCGAAATCTTCAAAGCCGTCGATTTCGCGCAGGATCGTTCCGGCGTTCAGCACCAGGTCAAGGAACTGGCGAACCTTGTTTCGGCGCTGCTCGCTTGTGGTGTTTACGCGACCGGGCGGGCGCTTGGGCAGGTTCGCATCGAATGCGGCAGTGATATCCTCGACCACGGCGTCAAGGTCACGCTGAGCCTTGGCGTCGATCAGCTTCTGTTTCAGCCGCGCCGTGTGCTCGATATTCTTGAGGCTGTCCACGACGCCGCGCAGATGCTCGACCGGAATAGACTTGTAGGGCACGCGCTTCGCGTCGTTGAGAACGCTTTCCGGGATCGCAAGTTCATTCTCGCGCCCATCGGCCTTCATGCGCTCGATATAGGCCACCAGCGCGCCGCGCCGATCTTCGGCCTTACCGGACATGCGCCGGAAATCATACCGATCCAGAAGTTCGTCAATCGCCTCCAGGTAATCCCCGGCAAGTTTGTCGCGGGTCGATTTCTTGCCGAGACGCGCGACCAGCCGTTCCGCCGCCTCGACCTCATCGGCAACGCGGCGGCTTTCCGAATAGAGCATGTGGTTGAGAAGCTGGCGGCGCTTCGCCTCGACCAGCTTGGCCACGTTCTCATTGTGCCGCCCGGTGCGGGCGTTGGCGAGTTCGGTCTGATCGTTGATCGAGAGCGCCGCGCGGCCATCATCGTCACGAACAGCCGCGCGCGCCTTCACAGCGACACGACGCCGCGCCGCGTCCATCCACATGCCTGTGCGCGTCACCGCCTGGGCGAGCCGCTGGGCTTCCTCCCCGGCCTTTCGCTCAGCGGTCAGGTATCGGTTCGCGTTCATCGCGTCCCGCACCTTCGACCGGCTCAACGTCTGGCGGGCAATTTCGCGCGCCTCTTTATGCGTCAGCCCGCGATCGAGCCCGGAGATTTCTGCCAGCGCCTTCAACTCATTGGAAAGCGCCTGGCCGCGCTTATCGGCGTGGACGGCATCAAGCGCCGCCGCTTCCATTGTGCCATCGCGCATCACGTCGCCGTGGCGCTCGAACATCACGCGATCGGTTTGGTCCTCAATGGCCTTTCGACGGGGCGGCGCTTGCTCCAGCGCGCGCACCATTTCGTCGCCGGACGCGAAGCCGAACAGCCCGGCTGCGTCGTCGGGGTCCATCCCGCCATCGACGGCATAGATCGTCTGCCTGCCACGCGGCAGGGTTTTCAGGACGCCCTCACCATAGCGATCAACTAGGATATCTTTCGACAGGCGAACATCGGGCAACGCTTCCGGCTGACCATCCCCGAGCCAGCGGCGGTTGCCCATCCATTCGATCGCCCGATACTGACGATAGCCATTGACCTCGCGTTCGACATTCTCGCGGGTGGCGGCACGTTCATCCCGATACCATTTTTCCCGCTCGCGCCGGATCGGTGCCATCGCCTCAGCCAGCATCTTGGCCGCAGCTTCATCGCCAGCCTGGTCATAGAGTTTGACGAACGCCGCGTAATCCTCTGGTGACAGGCCCATTTCCTCAGCCGTGGCGAACAGCGGCCCGCGATTTCCGGCCTCTGCCTGTGCTTCTGCAATCTCACGATCCGTCGCAAGCATCCGGTCAAAAACAACGCGAAGCTCATCGGACGGCATGACGTTGAGCCCGGAGAGCTTGCGATAGATCGAGATCAGCCAGGCGCGGAACTTCTCAAAAGCTGCCCGGAGATCAGCGGACGGCGCTTTGCCTTCGAGCAGGTACGCCTCGAAGGCGCGGGCAAATTGCTCCTGCATCCCAACGTCGATCGCACCGTCATGCAGGACGTTGCCAGTGACCTTGCCGTCGAGAGCGGCGATCACATCGTCCGCAGTGATTTTGACATCTGGCACAACGCGCATTGCGTCTTTCGCAACAGCATCGGCATTAGAACGCCACCACTCTTTGACGGCGGCAAAATCCTGAACGCTGGACGCCTCGCCCTTGGCCGCAAGGTCTTGCATCACAGTGAGGAAGTAGTGGCCGCTTTCATGGACGAAGGTGGAGAGGTTCGCCGTCTGAAACAGGCTGATGACGGTATCGCCGTTGCCGACGCCAGCGCCGGGAAACTGGATCGAGCCACGGGAGCCGCGCACGTCACCAGACTGCCCGTATTCCTGCCCGCGCTCCTGCTGATCACGATCGATAGCCGCGCGGATCGCATCGTCGTCGTCATCCAGCGACATGCCGATTTCGGCAAGGTACGCTTCGATTGTGTCGAGCATATCGCTTTCGCCGGACGCGACATCGCCATCCGCCCGTTCGGCCTCACCCCGCAATTCACGGTCGATCGCATCCCAAAGCGGGCGCGTGATATCGGGGATTTCCCGCCCCTCGCGCATGGCGTTCTGATATTCCTGAACAACAGGATCATCGGCCATGAACCCGGCTTCGATCGCCGCCTGGGCAACATCATCTACGCCGTAGCGCGGACCATCATTGCTACCGAAGATATCGCGGACACCGGCCATGACGCCACCGCGCGCCAGCCGAAGCGTTTTCTTTCCCCTCCCGCGCCGGACGGTTTCGGCGTCACGGGCGCGAAGCTCGCCGCCAACATCGTTGATACCGCCGCGATCAGAAATGAATTCAAGCAGGGATTGCTCCCGGCTTCCGCCAGATGTGCGCCGGTTTCGCGCTTCCGCAAGCGTCCGGTTGAGCACATCGACATTGCGTGCCTGCATCCCTTGCGGCACCGCCCCGCGCACCTGGGGCAGCGGGTAATTCTTCATGAATTCTTCGACCGTCAGGCCAGATCGTTCGGCCATGACCCGATAAAACGCCGGGTACAACATGGCTTCGGTCTGAGCGACATCGGTGGAGCGTCCAGCGACCCGCAGCCGTGACAGCATGGTTTCATAGATTTCCTGCTCGAATGAGCGGTACTGCTCATCCTCGCGCCGCATCCGCTCAGCTTCGGCATAGGCTTCATCGAGCGCATCGCGTGCCCGTGCATTGAATTCCGCCGCCTCGCGCGACGTGAATTCGGCGGGATCAAAACGCATATTCTCCATCAGGAATGCGTCGTGCTCAGACCCGGCAATATGGGCGGCATAGGTCGCGGTCGGTATTTGCAGATCGCCGCCCGTCGCCAGAGCGACATCGAGATCATCAGCGCGAACGCCGTCAAGCCCACCGACAAGCTCATAGGGATCAATGCCGATGCCCTGGAAATACTGGACGAACTGATCGGCGGGGACATAGACGTTTTCGACCGGCCCGTTCTCAGTGGCGCGCGCAACGAAATCCTGAAAGGCCCCAGGCATCCGGTTCCGCAGCGTCGAGTTCACCGCCTGCCCGGAAAGTTGCTCAAACAGGGTGCGCCGGGCTTCCGCCTCACGAGCGCTGCGCTGCTGATCCACGAACAGGCGACCGCCGACGCCGCCGACTTCGAGCGGCGCGGTGACGAATTCGGCAAGCCCTTCAATGATCACATCATAGAGATTGAATTCTTGCCCGGACGCCACCTGAGCGCCCGCCTCACCAGCCGCGCCCATCGCCGCCTGAGCGATCGATTGCAGCACGACATTGCCGATTTCAGACTTGGCCAACTGCTGCCCGGCCAAGCCGCCCGACAGACCATCAAGAGCGCCGATAATGAAGCCACGCATCAGGCCACGTTGCGCCGCCTCGCGCATCAACTCGGGGTCGGCCAGCGCCGCCGCCGCGCCTTCCGGGGTGGAGACATCAATATTGTGCTCAGCGAAGAATTCTACAGGAGCCGTCCCGGCTTCCACGGTGAAGGAATAGCCGCCCATGAAGGTCGCGCCAGCCGTGGGGCTCCGGGTCGCGGCAGTCACCGCCGTCGCCGCGACAAGGGAGGGTGTGCTTTCGACGGCTGTTTCCGTCAGGAATGCGAGGAACCCAGCCGGATCGCCCGCCACGCTTGTCACGAAGCTGCCGAGGTCTGCCGTCATGTCGCCGGTCGGCTCAAGGCCAAGGAACGCCTCCTTGTACCGCTCGCCAGCGGGCGACATGGGGATGGCCGAAATCTGCTGAGCAATCTGCCCGGCCTGCTGCTGGTAGTAGAGCGCCGCCGCCTCATTATCACTACCGAGCAACGGCGCGAGGCGTGATTGCAAATACCGCGTCCCGGCAAAGAACAGGTCATCGGGTCCGGGAATAATGCTATGGATCGCGGGCTGGCCTTCCGAGCCGGGCACAATCGTCGTTTCATCGGCCAGAATATCGCCAAAAGACCGATCCTGATCCTCGAAACGCCGCGCTGCCTCATTGGCCATCCACTGATTATAGGACTGGGGCAAACGCATCACGCCGCGACCGACCGCGTTTCGGCCCGCGCCAAACATGGTTTCCCACCACGAAAGGCCCTCAAGATCATCGCGTGCAAGCGCAGCATTCTGAGGATTGCGCAGCCAGTCAGACAGCATGGGCGAGCGCGACAGGATGGTGGAGTTGCGCGCCTGCTCAACCTGTTGCTGGAACAGGGGGCGATATTCCGTCACCAGCGGCAACGGCGGCTGAGGATTGCCCGTGGTTTCGGAAAACTGTTGCCCAAGCTGAATGTCGGCGGCAACCTCGTCAGGCTGCTGATCGACAGTGCTCAGAACGACATTCGCCGCCGCCGCGTTTTGCGCCTGCCGCTTAGCCTTCCAGGCTTCATAGTCCTGAATTGTCAGCGTTGCCAATGATCTGTTCCCTAAGAATTTCGTTGTATCGCGCCGCCACTTCCTCGTCGGACGGACGCCGCCCGAGTTCAGTCGAGAGGTCCGAAATAATGCTGGAGCGAACTGGGGTCGGAATGCGCTCGAACGGCACCGCCAAGCTGACTTCCGAGGTCGGGGAGCGCGTGCCTGCCTCAAACAGGAACCGATCGTTGATAACGTTCTCACCCTGGAAGCCGGAGAACGGATTGACCGACCAGGACGGTTCGCGCATGACCACGGGCAGCAAGAGCCTGTTGATCATTGCTTGGATTTCCATCTGGTTCGGGTTTCGACCATCGTTCATCGTCTTGTATTCAGCCATCTGCTGAGCCAAGGCGTTGTTGAACTGCGCGATCCGCGCGGCCTGTTCAGCGCGCGCCGCCTCATTATTCTGGCCAACCGTGGTGATCCCGACGCCTTCCAGCGCAGTCGTCGCCTGGCTAAACGCAGTCGTCAGGTTCAGGCCATCCTCGCGCGCCTGGCGCTGGTCGGTCAGCGCCGAGGTTTGCAGGCCAGTCATTTCCTTGAACGTGGTCGGAGAAAGCCGCTCACGATAATCGTTGAGGTCGATCAAAGCGAACTGGTCAGGATTTTCCGCAGCGTATCGGCGCATGTCATAGACAAGGCTTTCATCGTCGGTCGGAACGCCTCGCGCCGCCGTGCTTTCGATATAAGACCAAGCCGCCGACACCGCCGACAGACCGGCAGCAAGCCGGATTTCCTGGGGCACATCGTCCGGCGTCATGCCGCGCTCGACGTAGCTCCAGAGTTCGGTTTTGGCCGCAGTCTCAGCCTGAGTGGCGGCGCGGTTCATCGTCTCCATATGCGCATACAGCCGCTTGCGCGTGAGGTCGCGAATGACCGGATCATCGATCGCGGCAAGCTGCTGCTCGATATCGGCATAGGACGGCATGACCGTGCGCGGCGCGACGTTCCCGGTGCGCGGCGCTACGGTGCCGCCCCGCGATCCGATCGGCTCAATGTGCCAATTCTCGTGCGCCATCGGGAAATACATGCCGTATTTCCCAGCGTTCTCGTGAACCCAGTCGATGACGTGCTGGGGTGCGTGCCGCAATGACCGGCCATTATACGACAGGTCAACGGCCTGTCCGTGGTTGTGCTGAGAATTGCCCGGAGGCGCGACCCACTTCCGGGCTTCGGCTTCCGATCCATGTTCGATCAGGGCCGCTTCCCAAAGCTCGCGCTGGCGTTCGATCGAGCGATAGCCGCTGAGGACGCCAAGCCCTTCCGCGATGCCGGGAGGCGCGTCCTGGATCATGGCCGCAAGGTTGGCGACGAAATTGCCGTCCAGGCCGCTCACATCTTCGGTGCGATTTGCCGTGACAAGCCTATCGAGCAGAAATGCCCGGCTTGTCGTTGGCCCGCCGCCAGACGCGGAAGGCGCGCCGCCACCGGAACCAGATGTCACCGCCGCCATATCACGGGTGTTCGACAGGATCGCCTCAGCTTCACGGATCGCCTGAGCCTCCCGCACTGCCGAGCCGAGAGCGGTTTCAAGCTCATACTGGTGTGGCCCGGTCAGGCTGTCATTGTGCTCGCGACGATAGGCGTCGGCAGCAAGCGGATCGGACTGGGCAATCCTGAGCGCAACGTTCTTGTGAACGCCAGAAATAAATTCAGCTTCCCGGTTCGCCAGAACATCAGCGTCCCAGCCAAGCAATTCGCCCTGCTGACGGAGTTCGGCCTGCCCCGCCGCAATGTTGCGCATCACGGTCGCGGGATTGGCATAGCCCGCAAGCGCATCCTCAGCGAACGTATCGATCCGGGCAGTCGAAGCATCCTGAAACCACTGCTTACGCTGATTTGCGGTGTGAACGATCGACTGGTCGAGTGTAGAGTTTAAACGGGCGGTCGAGGCGGTCGCGTAGGACTGCTGAGCGCCGGGCGTCAAGCCCTGCCCATACCGCTGCCTAGCTTCCGCTACATCGGCCTCAAACGCAGCGCGCGCATCAACGGCGGCGCGGCCCTGGAGCGTGAGAAAGCCGTTCTCGCCGTACTGGCGTTCCCGCAACCATGCGGCGAACTGGTTGTCCGCCTCCTTGGCGCGAGCAACGTCCTCAAGCTCCTGGACCTGCTGCATGGCCGTGGCCACCTGGCCGACGCCCTGAGCAAGACCTTGCATCCCCCGACCGATGGCCGCGCCCATGTCATCGGCGCTGGCCCGCGAAGTGAGGTTCTGCTGAAAGATCGGGCGCTGTTCAACGCCGGGCTGATACTGTGGAACGATGGGCATCAGGTAAACGCTCCGATCGTGCTTTTCTTATAACCGGAATAGGCGTTGGCAGCGCCACCCAGCACGGTCCCGGCAGCGGCAAGCCATCCGCCCGTTCGCGCCGCGTCGGCGTTCATCCGGCTCAGCGTGGCATCGGCGCGACCATTCACCGCTGCAACGCGGTGGTCATAGCTTTCGCGCGCGAAGTTACGGCGGATCGTCAAGGCGTCGAGTTCCCCGAGAACGGCAGTATCAACCAGCGTGTCGAGCGGCGATCCGAATGACAGGTCAACGCCGTTAGCCGCCATCGCCGCCATCTGGCGACCCTTAAGTTGGGCGACCTCTTGGCGCTTGCGCTGTTCCTCGACCTTGCCACGCTCCAGCGCGTCTTTCGCCCGGCGCTCCGAGAGCGTGGCGTTCATTTCCGCGACCTTGGCATTGTACTCGCCAGCCGCCGCCTGGGCATTGGCTTGCTGGATTTGCCCCATCGCGCCGAGGACGCTGGAGCCGATCGTCAGCGCCATCATCAAATCACACATCGGCGCGCCTCATTTCAAAGAGCCGGAACATTTCGCCATCCACACCAAGCGGCATCGGTTCCGACAGAGAGAACCCGAGCCACCGCAGCCACCGTTTCGACGCGGTGTTCCTGTCATCCACCGCATTTCGCAGCACTTGATAACGCAGCAACAGTTGCTCCCTCCAACTCACCGATCCGCGCAGGAACGCGATGTAGTGTTCAGTCACCGCGTCGGTGCCAAGGAGCCAGGGCGCGCCGACCTGGGAGAGAATGCTGAGATCGCCAACGCCGAACATCACTTCGGGGCGGCCATCGACCAGCGCCGTCATCGCCAGCGAGGATTTACGCAGGGAGAATTCCAGCGCCTCTTTCGGCAGGCGGCGCGATGATGCGTAGATTTCATCAACATCGGCCCGCCGCATCCGATTGGCTATCGGCGCAATGTGGTCAACGGTGCTGGCGACGAGTTCAATATCAGCGGCCAATGGTGATATCCGGCATCACGGCCAAGATCGTCATCGGCAGCGGATCAAACTGCTTGATGACCAGGTTCCCGCCATCGGTCCAATCCCATGTCGGCGTGATCGCAAGATCGCCGGTATATGCGCCAATCGCCTCGTTCCAAGCCTCAGTTGCGCGCTGCTTGTATTCGATCAGCTTGTCGCTATCGCGCAGCCCGTTTTCCGGCCCGATCCAGATACCGCGCGTCTGCTCAACGCGCAGGCTGACTTCCGAGATCGATTTGTTTCTGGCCTGCACGGTCCCGAGCCCGGTGACTGATCCTAGGTCGAGATCGAGGGTTTGCAGCGTAGCCTCATAGGCCAGCCCGGCATGGATGGTGGATGCCGCATAGGGCAACGTCACCGCGCCAGTGCCAGCGTCGGCGGTGAGCCCGCGAACCACATTGCCGTCGCACAAAGCGACAATCTCTTTCCCGGCCAGGTGCGGCAGCGAGATATTCGAGACTGGCGCACCTGAATAGGACAGGCCGCTATCGACAAAGAACGCATCTTCGACGGACGTGAACGACCGATCGTGTAGCCGCTCGATATAGCGTTTCTGCACGCCGCCGATCGTGCGCCGTACGATGAAATACGGAACGTCCTCGCGCCCCTCACCGATCACGGTCACGTCCTCAAACACGCCGTCCGTCTGGTGGCGCGTCCAAGCCCACACGTCATGTTCTTTAATATAGGTCAGCGAGCACAGCGATCCGTCATCGAGAACCACCCACACGATCGAGAACGGAGCCTGAGCATAGGCCCAAGCCTTAATCTCACGGCCCTCGAACATGTGGCGCGCGAGGATGGTCAGGTCTTTGCCGACAAAGGCATCCTCAGTGAATTCATATGAGAAGTCGCGGACGACGCCGCCGCGATCCTGAGCGAACAGCACCGTATTGCCGACAACGATTGGCTGCACGAGCGCCGCGCCGCGATAGCCCTGGTTCTTGATGACTATATTGTCAGGCGTCAGGTACTCATCAGGCCCGCCCGTGATGACCCATTCCGCGCCGCTGGTCAGCGTCATCAGGCCACGCACCTGTAGCAGCGCCCGGATCACATTGACCTGGCGGGCGCGAATGCGGAACTCAAAGCCGTCGCTGGCCTTTCGCGGGCGCGAATAACCGAAGTTCTCATAATTGCCGGTCTGGCTCAGCCACACGGCTTGCGGGTTGTTCAGGGACGAACCGAACGCAAGGCGCTGATCAATGAAGGTCGAGCAGCGCGGGTAATTTCCCGCCCCGGTGAATGGGTTGTAGCCAGTCTGAGGCGTGTCAGCGAGATCGGCAGTGATATTCTCATCATCGAACTGGGTTGCCTCAGTCCCGCCGATATAGCCGTAAACGCCGTTGTCCTCTTTATAGACGATGTATCGGGCAGCGCCCGCGACTGCGCTCCAGGAAATGCGGTTGCGACCGCCCGCGATCGATAGGTCATTTGTCACCGATCCCGAGCCGGACGGCAGGCTTTCCTCGCCGCTGGCGTCGGAAATCGCGGAAACCCGATATCGATAGACCGTTGGCGTGTATCCGGTTTCACCGGAAGTGTCGCCCGGCTTCGTGACGGTCGGCGCGCCCGGTGCGGTCATGGTCGGCGCAAAGGTCGGCGTGGTCAGCGACCAATTATTATCGGCCAACCGGGAGAGCTTTCGCGGCGCATATCCGGTGTGCGTGATATACATCACGTCCGCCTCTTGCGTGACGACAAGCTGATCGAGATCGGCAGAGACGTAAGGCGTGACGAATTCGTAAGCCGATCCGCCCGACAGCACCAACCCGCCGTCGCGATAGACCCGCGCATACTTGTTGCCGAACTCAAGCACATAAGACTGTTCGGCGTTAAACTGGAACGGGATCAGGCGCGTGACGTTGGCGCTGGCCTTGACCTCGTTAATAAATTCGAGCCCGGCCCGGTTCGACGCACCACCATGCGGATGAATGAACAGGTTGATCGCAGTCTTTAGCCCCGACCCATACTTGGCAAGATCGACGCGCGCCCACAGCGCAGGCGAGAGTTCCCCGGCAGTGAAGGACGGCTGATAGGCGCGCAAATCAGGCATCGTCACCATCCACCATGCGCAACAGTTTCAGCTTGGCACGCTCCAAATCCCACACGCAAACGCCACCATCGGCGCAGGACGACGCAAAATATTCCTCGCCGTCCTTATCGACGCCGATGACCATCACCCGCGCGAGTTTGCCTTTGGCGCGCTCGACCACGCGGTCAGGATCGAGATCGAGACAAGTGATAACGGGAAGATCGACAACGACGCCCATCAGCTTCGCGCCTCAATCGCCTCAGCCGGATAGTCGCTGGTTTCCCGGACCTCGTTGGCGTCGGCAACAGCGGCCTCCGTCTGCATCTGGACGGCAAGCTGATAGGCGTCGGCCCGAACCTTCGGGTCGCGCGTCATCGGCATGGCGAGGCGCACGGCAAGGTGCCATCCCAGCGCATCGACAAAGAGCGGCGGATACAGCGTCGGGTCGGTGGCCTTCGACGTGTATTCGAGAAAGGCGGGCTTGAGGTCGCAAAAGATTGTGCTGCCTTCGAGCGCGAACGGGAAGCCGCCCGCAACCACGCCCTCGCCATATGGCAGGTAATCGGTGAACTGCTGATCGTTCACGCGGCGAACCTTGAGGCAGTCAGTCGGGCGCTGATAGGCGTGCGTCCATCGGATGGATTTCGCGTTGGTGATTTCCGCCAAGGAGGCGGTTTTCGTCGCCCAGCGCCACGGATAGGACTGGAGCAACATATCCCGGACGTGGCCGTAGAACTGCTTGCAGGCTTTCGCCTCAGCGCTCGCCTCGTCTATGTCGCTGATGGACGGCTTGCCGACATTCGACAGGGCCAGATTGCAAATGAAAACGACCGACGACATCAATCATCCCCATAGAGGATCGTCGCCCGATCCTTGTCGTCAGCCTTCTCGCTGACACCCGCCTCAAGAATTTCGAGATCGAGACTGCCACCGCCCGAGACGCTTTCGCTCATCGACCGGACGCGCACCGTGGCGATCATCTGCAATTCGTCACCGACGCGAGCGCCGTTCACGCCCAGCGCCTTCATCTGCTTTTGGTCGAGGTAAAGAGACGGATAGTGCTTGGTGCTCTTGCCGCTGGACGGCGCGGTTTCCGCAATATCGTCATACGTGGTGCCGAGATCGTTCAGCTTCATGGCGCGCCCATTCGGTGAAGTGGAGAAAAAATCAGGCGACCGAAGCCGCCTGATCGTCAGTCGTCGGCCTGGACCGGCGTGTCGTCGTCACCGCCGCCACCGTCCTGGGGCTCGATATCGCCGTCATCGGACGCCGGTTCGCCACCCTGCCCGGCAGCGGCCAGGATCACGTCAGCCTCTTTGGCCGTGGTGATATCGGTGCGGCCCGTGAGTTCCTTGGCGGCGGCGATCCGCTCCTTGGCGCTCAGCTTCTTGGGCTTGTTATCCCCGCCGCCGCCGTTGTCACCATTGCCAGTGTTGTCGTCGGCCTGGACCGGCGCGGAGCCGATCCGCTCCATCCAGGCTTTCGAGAAATGCGCCTCACTCGCGATGGCAAAGGTTTCGCCGGGCTCACGGACCTTGTTGCCGTAGTACCCGCGATCCTTGGCCGTGACGGCGATGGCGCTTTCAGTTTTGCTCATGTCGATGCCCTTTCCTTAGGCGCTGGTTAGAACGTCACGCCGCTGGTCTGGACGCCATGAACGATGCCAGCCGTGACCTTGCCCGCATCGGGCGCAGTGCCGGTGACATCGTAATAGACGCGCAGGTAGCGCTCATTGGTGCCGGGCGGCACAACAGTCATCGGGAACGTCCGGCCCGCCTTGAGATCGGCCAACACAAGCGTGGTTTCGAGGATGCTTTTGGGCGAGGCAAAGTTTTCCACGGTATCGCACTGAACAACGACGCGGAGCGACGTGAGCAGGGTGAAGTCCTCGACAACCTGGATCAGCAGGGGAATGGGATTACCCTTGCCCACGTCTTTGCTGAGAGCGGCGGCAGCACCATGCACGGTGCCCGTCGCGAGCAGATCGACAATGTTGGTCGAAGCCGCGTCAGCCGTGATGGCCTGAGCGTTCGAGAACAGCAGAGTGTCATCAAAAATCATTGTTGTGTTCCTTCGATCAGGTAGCCCGCCGCGACCATCGCGGCGGGCTGTTGCCATCAGGCGTTTAGACGACGCGGGCTTCGGTATTCAGGAGGGCGTCGGTTTCGCGCAGGGGGAAGTTGCGGTAGGTCAGGACTTCCTGGCCTTCCAGTTCCTTCGGAACGAGCCGCAGGAACTCGTTCGCCGCCGTGCCGGTGCCGCCGACCTGCAAGCCGTCGAGGGCTTCCAGCACGTCACTGTTGGCATAGACGGCGATACGGCTGGTCTTGCCGTCGAGGCGACGGGAATGGAGCTTCCAGTAAGCCTTGCGCATGAACTTGTAGAGATCGACATTACCGGCAGCGAGTTCGGACACGTCGATGTTGGCGATGCGCGAGACATAGCGCCAATCCTTGACGGCAAGCCCCATATGCCACTCAAAGGTTTCTTCCTTCACATAGTAGGCATCGCCATCCGGGTCGGTAACGCGCTGCTCGCCCTTATCCATCCGCTCGACGCCAGCCTTGGTGCCTTCGGGATAGAGAAGGTGACAGGCGTGATCGCCCCAGGTGACGAACCAGATCGACGTGTTGTCGGAACCCGTGCCGCCAGCGTCGATAATCTGGTTGCCCGCACCGCCGCCGCCGATCGTGCTGAACCGCGCCGACAGGCCCTTGAACTTCTCAGGCGTGGTGGCCGTGTCGTGATAGAACAGGCCAGTCGCCATTTCCTGGTTCATGGCCTCAAGGTGCGCCATCGCTTCGCCCAGGCGCAGCGCAGCCGGGTTCTTCGACAGCTTGAGCGCGCGGGTATCGACGCCGGAGCGCGCCTCAAGGAAGCCAGTCGTATCATCGACCTGCTGGACCTGGGACTTGGACTGTTTGATACCCTTGTAAAGCCGCCCCCAGGCGGGCGTCGGCAGGCCGGTGCGAATGCCGTGCCGGTGGGTCGCGCCCATGTTGCATTCGACGGCCATCGCGTCGTCAAGGATCGGGTTCTGCTGCTTGAGAACTTCGATCACTTCCCCGGTGCGAGGATCGTTCTGCTTGTGAATGTCGATGAGGTTGAGATAGGTGGACGACAGAGTTGCCATCGTTATTTGCCCTTCGGTTGATCATCGGGATAGAGGATCGAAGCGGTATCCTGCTTGACCTTGCTCCCTGGGTTTTCGCTGATGGCCGGATTGTCTTCACCGATCAGGGCACCGACCTTCGCCATGAACCGGATCATTTCGGGATGGTTTCCGCCGCCCGAAGCGTTCAGGTATTCCTTGAGTTCGGGCGTGCCGAACCTGTTGACGACGCCGGACGCGGCCTTGACCGTATCGTCCCATTTCGCGCCACCAATCTCCTTGTCGGCCTTCGCCTTGTCGGCCCAATCGGAGATCGTCTTTGCCCAGTCCTCGCCCTGAGCCTTCGCCCGCGCCTGCTGCTTGGCGATAAACTTGTCCGCGAGCTTCTGAGCCTGAGCGTTGGTCAGGCCGAGTTCCTTGAATTCAGGTCCAAGCTCATCGAGCAATTCCTGATCGAGCTCGACGCCATCGGGCATCGTCAGGTCATATTTGCCGTCCTCAGGAACAGTGTCGCCCGGCTCCTTGGCGGCAGGCTTGCCCTTGTCGTGCTCAGCCTTGGCGGCGGCGTTTTCCTCGTCCGACTTGTTCGGATCGGGGACGTACTCTTTCCACTCGGCACCCTTGCTATCACCGGCAGCGGGGTCAGCGGGAGGATCGCCCGCGCCCTTGGCGGGATCGTCGGGATACTGGAGCGCGGCAGGATCGTCGGCAGGCGGATCGCCCGCGCCAGGCGCAGCGGCAGGATCGGCAGCGCCACCGCCACCGCCGCCACCAGCGCCGCCATCATCGGGAGCGCGGAGAGGATCGAACCAGCCTCTATTCTTCATCCAGGACATGCACGGTTTCCTTTGTCTGGTCCTTCCGCTGAGCCGCTTCGAGAAGGAGTTGCGGGTATTCGGTCGGACCTATCTGTTCCAGTTGTGAGATCAGCCGCAGTCCCACGTTCTGCTCACCAAGCTTGAAATTCGTGGCAGCTTCGGTGCCCGTGTACGCGGTGCGCGAAACGCCACATAACTCCAAAAACCACAACACCGTTCGACGGCCTTGCGGAAATCGCAACACAGCTTCCAAATCAATGGCAACCTGGTCACGCTTCAACTCTTGATCGCGAGATAGTTGCTCGATCAAATCAGCCATCACCCGATCCCCAAACTCTGCAAGAGATTGCCGCCACCGCCAGCGTCGGTTTCGGCCAGAACACGGGCCGTCTCAGCCGATTGCTTCATTGCCGGGGCCATCGCCGCCGCATTGGCCGCAGCTTCCTGCTGCTGCTGTTTCTGAGCCCGCGCGCCACGCACCTGCTCAACGTCATCGTCGGGAACAATGATCGACGGCGGCGCGCCGAGCATGTCGGCGTAGATGTCAACGCCTTCGTCCATATCCACTTTGTCGAGCACGGCGGGATTGACTGCCGACAGGTTGCCGACGAACGAGAACAGGCGTTCGATCGAGCCGGTCGAAACCGCCTTCTGAGCCTGGGCAAGCATCGAGATATATTCGATCTTGAGTTCCTGGTTCTGGATTTCAGGCGGCGGCGGCGGGAGCAAGTCGCGCATCGCCATGATTTCATACGTGCGGTCGATCGTCGGAGCCAACTGCCCGCCATAGATGTTTTCGAGCACCGGCCCGAGCGCGAGCAGCTTTTCTTCCTTGCGCTCAGCAATCTCGAAATTATTGCGCGGCTGAATGCCTTCCATGTTCGCGAGCATCAGGAACAGGTCGGCATAATATGCCCGCTCGATACGCTGCCCGGTTTCGCGGATATCGGCAGCGAGTTCGGCCAGGGACAGGTTGACCTCAATCGCGGCGCGGTACGCCCGCCCGGTCGGATCATCGACATAGGTGACGGAGCCCGGCATGAGAGACGCCGGATTGTTTTTCAGCGACACCGGGCCGGTCATCGGCGGGCGCACCTTCTTGTCGATCGCCTCGCCCTTCCGGTTCTGCATGACCTGGAGCATCTTCACATCGGGCAGCGCATCCATGCCCGGCGACACGCCGTAGTGATCTTCCGCGACAAGCTCCCAGGCGGGCGCAATGATCGGGTTGCTATCGAAGCCGCTTTCCTCAAGAAGCTCGCCGGTCACGCGATCGTTTACGCCATCCTCCCAATAGTTGGACGCCCAAGGCTTATTGCGCCGGTCGATCTTGGTGATGTCCCGGTCATGGCGGGGCTCGATCGCATGATTGATCGTGAACCGATCATCATAATCGCCGCGATCATACGCGCGCTTGATCGTGGACGAGCAGCGGTCATAACCGAAGCGCGCAACGATCCGCTCGACCGACCACGAGAACTGCCGATAGAGCGTCGTCGCAATGCCACGATGGTCACGCGCCAGCCAGAACGAGCCGTGCAGCAACTGGATCATGCGAACGGTCTTGTCCGCGTCCTCGACCAGAAGGCCGCAGGACTGACCGAACAACCCGAGATCACCATAGCCCCAGTGGAACGAATTGTAGATGTTCGAGGACTGGAAAACCTCGCGCATCCGCGTCTCGACCGTGGCCAGGTATTCCTTGACCGGCGCGTAATCCTTCATGTCGGGATCGAACGTGGTCAGCCGGAACCACGGACGAGCGGGCGACGTGATGCCCGAATGCATCCCGCTCGCCAGCGTCCGCAGCGCAAATGTCCCCGTGCTGTCAACGATCTTCGAGCGGAGCTTTTTGCCCTCGCCCTGATTGACGTTGAGGCGCAGCCGGTTCGGCGCATTGAACTCAGCGAGATCAGACCACTGTTCTTCCCACGGGTTGCGCTGGCTCTTGAGCGCGGTCAGGCGTCGATCGTGTCGCTGGCGCTTGGTTTCGTTCGTGGTGGCCAATGTCGTTCCGCCTTACTGCCCGAGCAGGGTTTTCTTTTCGGTCGGCGCGAACTGCGACACGCCAGAGCTTGACGTGAGGATCGTGCCCAAGCCGCCGCTGCTGTTGGCCGACGATCGCCGCGTCCAGAAATGATTGGTCGCATCGCGTCCATCCGAATACCGGGGATCGGGCGGGGCTTCTGGCTGGGCCGCAGCGCTACCCGATCCCCCGCCTCCACCACCGGACGAGCCGCCACCGCCGCTCGATACTGGAGCTTGCTGCTGGGGCCTGGGCTGAGAGAACATGCACATCGCGTTACCCTAAAACCGTGGTGCGCATCTGAGGCTGATCGTCATCGGTCAGCACGGTCGATGCCAGTGTTGGCTTGGCCGTCGCGGCGCGTGTATCGACGCCGGTCCCGCTGGTGAGGATCGTCGGCGTCATGGAGCGGACGCGATCCGCAGTGCGCCTGCCCTGCGCCGTGCGGATCGCCGCATTGTCCGGCTGGCGCATCGCCGCCGTTTCGGCTGGCAGTTGAGGCGCGGCAGGCGTGGGGGTGGAGAACATGCACACGGTCAATCACCCGATGCTGAGAAGGAAAATCAGAACCACGGCGGCAGACACCGCGTAATTCGCAATGGTCGCAGCCAGGCGCGTCACGCCGACCGGCAACTGGTCGAGGATGACCGCAGCGCCGACCGGAATGGCGGCGAACATGGCGAGCGCCGCGAAGGTCGAGCCGTGCCCCATGACGAATGCCGCCAGGCAAATCACGACGACGAGAGTGGAGAAAAGCCGCCCATTGGCGGCGATGTTCTTCTGGATGACGAAAGTGTCGGTCAGGGTGGCGTCAATCTGGACGACTTCAACCAGATCGTCTTGCGGTTCATCAATAAGGGGATCGTCGCGCATAAGGAGGGCTCCTTTTGCACGAGAGATACACGCGGACTGTTGCCCGCATGTCCAGACTAACGATCAGCCGCCGAACGGGCTGTAATCCGCGTCCATGATCGCTTGCCCCTGCCGCGTTCCGGGCGGCAAATGCTGCTTGTGGCTCACCGGCTGGGCAAAGGTGATCGCCAGCGCATCGCCCTTGTTCGGGCTGGGCAGGCCGCGCTCCTTCATATCCTCCTTGCTTTCGAGCAGGATTTTGCCGTCCAGGCGCGGCACGGTTTCCGGCCCAATCAGGTCTTGATAAAGCGCCTCATCTTTCGGATCGATCGCGCCACCGGCCTTGATCCATGATTTCATGCCGCCCCACATTTCCGCGCGCTTATTCACATAGCCCGGATCGGTCGGCTTCCCGCCGAACCAGACCAGTTGCCACGATCGTCCCATGACGGTTCCCGCCGACACGATGCCCGTGCCATACCCGGCGTCCACGAACACGGCGTCGGCGCGGTGTTCGTCTTCGAGCCGGGCGATCAGATTGGCGACCTCGACATCATTGTCGTTGCGCGGCAGCGTGGCCAGCGACTTCGAGTAAAGCCCTTGGCGCAGCACAATCTCCAGCGCGTCATCGCCGGTCCAGGCCGGATCGACACCGATGATCTTCGGCGCGAACTGGTATTGCTCAGGCCGCAGGTGGCGACCCCGAGCGGCATCAACATCGTCGGCAGAAATGAACTGCATGGCTGACTGGGCAGGAAACTGCCCCCTCACTCTGATCTTGAAAAAGTCGCTGTCCTCGCCGTGGTCGCGCCGCCATTCTTCGATCTTCTTCTTGTTGGTGCCCTCGACCGTGCGGCTATCAATCTGGCGCGTGATCCAGCGGTGGCGATATCGGCGGAAGCATTCGCGGAACCGTCCGCTGTTGCGGGTCGGGTTGCCGAACACGATCCAGATGATGACGGTGTTTTCGTCGGTCAGTGCGCCTTCCGCGACCTCCCAAACCTTGTCATGGATTTTCGACGCCTCATCGAACTCCAGGACAATAATTTTGTCTTTGTTGTGCAGCCCGGCAAATGCCTCAGTGTTGTGCTGGCTCCACGGGTAGAAGTCCTGACGCCACTTGTCGGAACGCTTCGCGTGTTTCGATTTGATCGACGTGGCCTGAACGTCGAACATGTCTCTGGTGAGCGATGTGCGAAACCATTTGCCGATTTCCGGAGCGGTCTTGGTGCGCAACTGCCCATCGGTGTTCGCCGTGGTGACGATCATCGCGTCCACCCAACACGACATGGCCCAGTTGGACAGCATCCCCATAAGGGCCGACTTGCCGATGCCGTGGCCGCTGGCAACCGCAATCTGGATCGGATCGTATCGGGTCTCGGGGTCGGCCAGGTGGTCGCGGATCGCCTGGAGAATATCCGCCTGCCATTCGCGCGGGCCGCTATATCCCGCAAGCTCACCGTGCCCCCAGTGCCACGCGCGCTTTGCCCAATCGAGTGGATCGTATCGGCACCGCCTGGCGATCGCGCCGACCCGCGAGCCGTGGTCCGGCTTATCGCTAGGCTTCGCCACGCTCAGCACGCTCAAGCTGCTCGACAAAGCTATCCACCATATTTACTTCGAGCTTGTCGTTGTAGAGGCTCAGGTGACGAGCAAGCTGATCGAGCGCCTTGGACTTGTCCGCGAGCTTGACCGTGAAGTTCTGGTTTCGGTCATACCCCCAGCCCACAATTGCGCGCCGAACATTTTCCGGCAGGCGGCGAATATCGCCTGCCCCGCGCAACCCATAAATCTTGCCGTCATCAGACACGGAAATGCCATCGGCCAGATCGGGATCGACCTCCCCAATCTCGACCATGATGGCGGCAGGATCATAGAACGCCATGATCGAGATCTCTTTCAGGACGCGCTCAGCCGTGATTTCGGTCTTTTCGGAGCGTTCCTGAATGGCCTCATCGAGAACGCGCTTGATGCTAACATTAGCTAACAGGCGCGCCCCCTGTTCATTGGCGGTGCGCTCGCTATAGCCAGCCCTGATCGCGGCCTGAGTTGCGTTCAGGTCGATCAGATATTCCTCGCAAAATCGCTGCTGTTTTGGCGTTAGTGCCATGACACGTAATCTCACCGCTATTCAGTGTTGAGAAATACGCACCAACGGTTGCCCCAGCGTCCATCAATCGGACCTAACAATAATTCCGTCGCAAGCCTTTGATTTTCCAGCAAAACGCTTCGCAAGCGGTGTTTCGATAAAAAGCCGAAAATCTCTAAGAGGCGGCTACGGGGTATAAACACCGCTCTATTTAGTCCGCTGTATAAACACCGTATCCGACTCTAGTAATGTTTCGACCTTTTATTAAAACAGATAGAAACAGGAATATTCTATATAAGGCATTGAGTTTGCTTGATAATTCCCGTTGACGATTGTTATCAAATGTTCCGGTGTTAACGGTCCGGCTGGCAACGGCGTGACAACACCATCGCAACGATCTAAGGTCACGCCCGCAATGAGCGATAGGATCGAGCCATGAGCTACGACGCATTCATGATGGATATCTTCTTGCCCGGCGCGGCTGTAGTGGCGGTGGTTTCGGCCTGGATCATCTGGCGGCTGGCGACACGATCGCCACGAGGGATCGCCATGACCGCCCTGATCGCCGTCGCGGCTATCGCAATCCCTGTAGTGCTTGGCGCGCTCTACGTTCTGGCCAACGTCCTGATGCGCGGTGGCGCGATGTCGGGCAACCTGGCATCATTCATGTTCGAGGGCGGAATTGAGCTTGCCGTACTAGGCGCACCCGTCGCCCTGATCGCGCTCATCATTGCCCGGATCAAATCCCGAAAAACCGTAGAAGCCTGACCGGCATGGGTTGTTGACAGGCGTTCGGCCTTGCGTGTAGTGTTGTGATTATCGCAACATTCGCAACGGGGAACGAAGATGGCCGGATCACCAAAATGGAAAGTCTATCGCGGCAACGAATATGTCGCAGCCTGCAAATATGCCGAGGACGCGGCCTGTCTCGTCTCTGCCGCTGGCGGTATCGTGAAGCATGGGCACGGCCTGATCGTCTGGCGCGAAGGCCAAGAGGAATTCAGCGCAGGCGAAAGCTATGACGGCGCTGCCAGGATCATGGAGAAACGGCGCTACGACGCTTATGCCGAGGCTTACAAAAAAGCGCACGGCAGGCTCCCCGAATGAACGCCGTGGCCGCACCGCTGCGCGTCCTGATCGCGTGCGAATTCACGGGCGTCGTGCGCCGGGCGTTCGCCGCCCTGGGGCACGATGCTTGGTCCTGTGATCTTCTCCCAGCCGAGGACGGTAGCAACAAGCATATCGTTGGCGACGTGCGCGACCACCTCAATGATGGCTGGGATTTGCTTATCGTCGCTCACCCGCCATGCACACGCCTTTGCCGATCCGGTCGCCGCTGGCTGTCCGGTCCCGGCAACATGACGCCACCCAAGACGCTGCCCAAGGGTCGCACCTGGCAGAGCATGAAAGACGAGTTCGAGGACGGTGTTGACCTTTTCGTGGCGTGCTGGCGCGCACCGATCGAACGCATAGCCGTCGAGAACCCTGAAATGCACGACATAGCGCGTGCGCGGATGCCGTCAGATGTCCCCCGCCCGCACATCGTCCAGCCATTCTGGTTCGGTCATCCCGAATACAAAGGCACCGGATGGTATCTGCGCAACCTGTCGCCCCTAGTTGAAACCGACCGCCTGCCTGAGCCCGACAAAGGTTCAGACGAGTGGAAGGCATGGAACCGCGTCTGGCGGATGCCGCCCGGCGCAGATCGCGGCAAGGAGCGTAGCCGTTTTTTCCCCGGCATGGCCAAGGCGATGGCGCTCCAGTGGGGCGGGATCGCGGAGCCAGTGCTTGACGCTCAATTCGATTTGTTCGCCTCAATGTGATTTTCACAACAGGAGCATGAAATGCACATCACTGATCCCCGAGCCTTCCGCAACTGCATCGCCTCGCTTTTCAACCTTGACCGCTATGATCTTCAAAGCGGCGGCGTGATCGAGCCCGGCGAGGCGGGCAACGACGACTGGTATCAGCTTAACGAGAACACGGCGCGCTGGGTGCTTCACCTAGACGACGCGAGGCTTGCCGCCTTGTGGGCGCTGATCGAGGCGCGGCAGCGCCGCAGTCCAGTCGATGCGTTCTTGGCAGACGTTGCCGCTGAGATCGAGCGCGCCCGCACCAAATTCCCGGGCGACAATCTCACCACGATCGCGCTGATGGAGGAAGTTGGCGAGGTCGCAAAAGCCGCCTTGGACGAAAGCCCGGACGCGCTGCGCAAGGAGGCCGTTCAGGTCGCGTGCATGGCGGCGCGGCTTGTCCTGGACGGCGACGGCAGCACCACGGCTTACCGCGAAAATCGCGGCCTCGCGCCCATCGTCCCCCGATAGCGCCGTGACCGCCGATATCGAAATCCCCGCCGACATCATGATCCCGGCTCGTGCCATCGCGCGCGAGTTCGCGGCGGCGATCGACCCTGAGATCGAGCATGGCCTGATGTACGCCGTCGCCAAGGCGCTTGCCGCCGAGCGGCGCAGGCATGTGGCGTCCGGCTATGCCCCTGCCCTGCCTGACTTCCTCAGCGACGTGCAGAGCGCGGCCAGGCGCGTCCATGAAGCGACCTGGGGCAATCCCCTGCCGGTCGGGGCCGAGTTCACCGGATCGGCCAGCGTCGAGACGCCGCGCGGCGTCCTGGAATATTTCGCCTGGCGCGAGACGCGGATGACGAAAACCGGCATGGCCGAGCGGTGGGCTGGCCGGTACGCGCTCAACGGCGTTGAAACGTCGATCAGGCGCTTGCGCGATCTTGGCTTGAACCAGAAGCGCACCACGAAATTCCGTCTGAGCCGGGGAATGCGCGGATGAAAATCGCCATCGACCCGAACGAACTGGAGCGAGTGCGGGCCGAGCGCGACGAGCAGCACGAGCGGCAGCTTATCGATATGGGGCTGAAAGGCGCGATAGCGATCCGCCGCGACGACTTCATTGGCGACGTGCGGATCATCGTTGACGACGCCACGGTTGTCGCGGGCGTCGTCCTGTCCGTGCGCGGCCACCAGATGAACCGTGACGGCACCAGGGGCAAGCGCCGCTGGGTAGCCGGGCCGGGCAAATTTGAAATCATTCGATACGCGGAAAAACACAATTGACCTGTTGCATTTTATGCATCATGTTGCGATTGTCACAACGTTAATGACGCTTTCACATCATGGAGAACCTGCAATGCCTATCAAGCTCACGAAGATCGATACCGCCTCCCCGGCGCTGGTGCTGACCGGCCCGAACAGCATCGCAATCAAGGCTGGCCTTGTGATTGCGTCGGAAAGCTGGAGCGTCACGATTGAGAACGAAACCCCGGTTGAATTGGTCGATCCGGTGGCGGGCCAGGACTATGCGGTTGTCGTCAACATGGCTGGCGAAGCCAAGGCGCTGCCCTACGACGACGCTGACCACGCCATTGTCATCGGCGGCTTTCACTACGCGCCTGGCGGCAATGCGGCTGCGCGTTCGGGCGGCGATGCGACCCCGCAGATCAACCCTTATTCGGTCTGGGATCAGAATTTCCGACCGGCCTGCATCGATCCGCGCGGCATGGCCTTGGTCGATGGCCGGTTTTGGGCTGACATCTATCTCCTGGGCGTCAATCACCATGAGAGCGGCACCAGCCGTTATGCGGTGCAGATCGCGGATGGCAGGACGCCGCCGTTCAAGCCCGACAGCATCGAAACCTATGACGAATATGAATTCACCTGGTTCGCGGCCAATGAGGTTTTCGCGCACCACGGCAAGACCCTTCTCAGCGTGATCGACTTCTTTGACGCCATGTTCGGCGTCACCGAAGAAACCAGCGCTGGCGACGATCCCGATGGCACCGGCCTGGACGCTCCGCGCACGTCGAAGTGGGGCATCATGCAGGCCACTGGGAATATGTGGACCTGGGGCCATGACGGCGACCCGGACAAGCAGCACGCCTATATCCTCGGGGGCGGTTGGGCCGATGCCTCGTACGCGGGTTCGCGCGCGTCCCATTGGGTCGACTACCCTTGGAATTCGAGCGTCGACGTCGGGGCGCGCGGGCGCAGTGACCACCTGAACCTTGACGAACTGGCGCGATAGCGCCGGTTCCCTTCCACCAGATCGGCACCGTGGCAATGCGGTGCCGATTAGCGGAGGCGATCATGCCCAG